AGATGTAAATCTCACTGACTACGAATTTAAAGACTTTATTGCAACTTGGAAAAATTTTGTTCCTAAAGCATTTTGTGATCAACTTATTAAATATGGCAATGATGTTTTAGATGATAATGTAGGACACAATATTGGTATTGGTAATGAAGATATTATGGACGGTGGTTCAATGTATCAAGGTAAACATCGTCGTCATGATAGATCATTTATGTTGAACTATCATAGTGATACGTGGTCTTCTCAAATTAATCAATTTTTGAAGTCTTGTGCTCTTCATTATGTTCAGGAGTATTCTCAATTAAAAAATGTTGGTTTGCTATCAACTGATATTAAATTTCAACGCACACCACCAGGTGGTGGATATCATCTATGGCATTATGAAAATGGGCATGCATCACATTCTCAACGTGAAGTTACGTGGATGATTTATCTGAATGATATTGAAGATGGTGGGGAAACAGAATTTCAATATCAATTACGTAGGATTAAACCTACTACAGGTACAGTAGTTATGTTTCCTGCTGGGATGACTCATGTACATAAAGGTAATTTAGTTATGGGTGAGAATAATAAATACATAGTAACAGGTTGGTATATCAAATCGGGGACATCAAATGGCTGAATACGTAAATAGTGAATCTATTTTGGAAGTTGATTTCCTCAATTTAATTGTTGTCGATATTAATAATACCATTATATTAGAAGATGGTCGCAAGGTAATTTCTAGCCAGAAATTTAACAAAGATTTTATGGTTAGATTCTTGGAGAATACAGATCCTTTTTGGCATACCGAGACTGATCAACTACAAGCACTGTCATTCTTTTCTGATGGCACTTTATTTTGTCAAAGGAAAAAGCAAAAGTTTGATTTTGCAAATGATAGAAAAGTATATACTACATACACTTTCAATGGATATACTGCTGAACAGGTTTCTGATTTACTGGATAAGGTTCTCGCTTTTCTTGATGCTAATAAAGTAGTTAAAGAGATTAAAATCAATCAGTATGTCACCAAGATTGATGATAGTATTTTATTCTTTGATAAGACTTACCTAAAAAGATTACAAGAAAGAAATGCTATTCTGACATCAACTGATTGGCGTATTCTTCCTGATGTTGTTGATTCTTACACTGGTGAAAAAGACAGATGGATTTTATATCGTCAGACAATTAGAGCATTAGGACTCAAACCTGTTAGCGAATATGCAACTCCATTAGAATTCTTTAAAGCTTTAAGGTCTTTAAAATGGCCTATAGACCCTAAAATCTTTAGAGATTTGTATCCTGATGGTGTCAATGTTGATGGAGATGTGGTAGAATACTTGGGAACTGATACACAATGGGTAGAAAGAGATACTGATTCCTCAAGAGATTTAATTGAATCGAGACTCTCTCATATTATTGCAATGCGTCAAGATTATACTAAAGCAGAAAGGACAACAACTTCTGCTGTTAAAGAGATGATGAAACTACTGCAACTTGAGGACTTTGTTGAAGGTGGCATTGATTACACTAAAATTTATACTGAAGAGGACTTAAATGATATGGCAGAGTGATCTACTGTCTCAAGACATTGTAGAATATATTACATCACATTATAAAGATAAGAACTTTCAATGTGGTAGTATCAGTAATCCTGATTCATCTGTAAAACAGAATTTGATAATGAAGTGGACTGATCCTTATAATAGATTAAATGAAGGTGTGTGGTCTGAAATAAAGAAGAAAGATAAATTCACTACATTATATTCAATCAAGCAAATGTCCCAGTTATACTTTCTATGGTATAAACAGGGACATTTTTATAACTGGCATATGGATGAACATCCTTGTGGTGGTGTAAATGCTGATATGAGTATGACTATCTTCTTAAATGATGACTATGAAGGTGGTGAACTAGTAATCAAAGTGGGTAATATAGAGACAACTCATAAACCAAAGGCAGGAACTGTTATCTTGTATAATACAGGGTTAATGCATAAGATAAACCCGGTAACCAAAGGAGATAGGAAAGTAATTGTTGGTTGGATAGAATCTGACGTGCAAGATAGTTTTATGCGTTCTCATCTTATAGAATATTCTGAAGTTATGGATGCTATGGATGCCGATAATCCACACTTGGTGCAGTTAGAACAGTTGAGATTGAATTTGGTTAGACAATATGAAAACCGTTAATGAACTATTGAGTGATAATCTGGTAGTATATGATAATGTGTTTGATGACGACACATTTGTCAAGATTATCACTACATTACAAGAACCTAAATGGGAGTATGGACACACTTCATATCATCATACTGACCCTAACTATGCTTTATGCAGTAAGTTTTGGAAGAGAGACTTGAGTGATGATCTATTCTTCACTGATTATCTTCTAAATAAGATACAGGAAAAGACGCAACAGTCTTTTACTCTTGAACATGTTTATGCCAACGGTCATACTTATGGTTTAGATGGCATCTTTCATCAAGATCATTATGATGAACAGGGAAGAACATTTCTATTATATGCAAATGCACAATGGGCAAATGAATGGGGTGGTGGAACACAGTTTTACACTGATGACACCGAACTTCGTACCGTGATGTTTCAACCAAATAGAGGAATGTTATTTCCTGGTGTTGTATATCATTCCGCAGCACCAACCACACGTTTATTCAATGATCTTCGTATTACTGTAGCTTGGAAACTAACAAAGAATGAATAACACCGAATATCAAATTTATGATCTGCAGACATTTATTGGCAGATATGCTGCATTAGCAGGCAAACCACTAATTTACTTCCGTGTCTATGGGTGGAACAACAGCACTGATGTAGCTGCTATTAATTCATCTATTGCTTTGTATGAGAGCATGCTACCTGTAGATTTTACTACTCTTTTTAAGGACGCAGAGTATCTGATTGTAGAGATGGAATCTATCACCGAAGCAGAAAAGTTTCTGAATGATAACTTCCCTACATCTCAAGAGGGCGTACCTAAAGAGCGTTATATCTTCTATGCATTATATAATGATCAAGGTCAAGTTATTATGGATAACGAATGATATTCTCCGATAACTATCAAGTACACGAAAGATATAGTTTAACTAGCGGTGATCGTTTAGATGATTATTCTATAATGCCGTGGTTATTCACTCCATTGGTTGATAGTCAGTACAAACCTGTCATTGCAGTGGGTGTGAAGAATGCCCTTAATAGAATATTTCAATACGAATATCCTTTTTCAGAGGTACAACCACCTCATGATGAGGATAAACATCTTGGGGCATATTCTATTGATGATCAGATAACATCATACACGAGTATGGTTATGCTGAAATACACTACATTGTCACAATTTTGGAAAGATTTTAAAATTAAGACAGCATCTTCAGAAGAGAGTGAACTGTATGCCAGAATGGATGCAGTTATTATGGATGAATATAGACCTAATACTGCATTTGTAGGTGCTGATCATAATGTATATGGAGACATTACAGGATTAAGAATCCAAAGCAAGAATTATGATGTGTCGTCATATAACAATCCATTATTATCAAAACTGGTTAACTATTCTTATATTGTACCAAACTACGTATCAGGAGTGTTGACGTTCAGATCAAACGAAGAGGTATCTGTGTACTCCGGATTCTCTTATCCAAGATATATCACAGAGGTTACTAAAGAAGAGTTTCATAGAGACCCAACTTCTATTGCTAACCCACTCAATAAGAGGAGATGGTCAAATAGAGAATTCTCTGGTAGACATATTACTGGTTATAAAAAGTGGGATCTTCTTACTGATGACCAGATTGCTGTCATTGACTCATTAGAACCAGTATATGATGATACCAAAGAACTGAACTTACAGGTGGAACATATATTCAAGGGCACCGAACTGGTTGATGTTATTTTGCACGTAGTGAAGTACTCTAACTTTGTTAAACTTGATGAAACTACTACTTGGATCTTACGATTTGATGATGATGGCAATAGATTGAATTGAGACAGTCAGCGAACTGTCACAGCACTCTTGACGGGGTGCTTTTTTTGTGTCATACTGTATTCATATCAGACATACAGCATGCAACTCCGTCCCCATCAGACCCGCGCTC